TAAAGATTGGAGAGGACGAATCTACATGGAATAAAATTCTACCTAAGTTAGAAGAAAAGCTGCAATCAGAACTCAAGTTTAAAAAAGAAGAAGCTAATTAATGCAACCGAAGGCTCTTTCATTCGACAAAAAGCTGTTTGAAAAGGTTTTTATATATAATTGTTTAAAAGATCCTTTATATCTTGAAACAATTATAGATCATACTAAACCATCATTTTTTGAAAGTGAAAATATAAAAACAGTTTATAGTGTTATACATTCGTACTTTTGTTCTCATAGAAAGATACCAAACACTACGGAATTAAATCTTCATGTAACAGATAACGATACCAGAAAAGCATTAAAGGAAGTAATTCTTTCGTTTAAGGATATAGATAAAACATACGATAAGGATGTTTTATTGAACATAACCGAAAAGTTTTTAAAGGAAAAAACAGTATTTCAAACAGTACAAAAAACATCGGTAGAGATACAATCAGGAGATTTTGATACCGCTAAAATATTTAAAGAGTTTGAAAAGGCTTGTAATATTTCATTGGTTCATGATCATGGAATGGATTATCTAGAAAGTATCGATAAGCATTGTGAAGATCTCTTGAAAACCTTTGAGACTATTTCAAGCGGATGGCCTTGGCTGGACGATAAACTTGGCGGTGGATTTATGAAACACGGTAAAGCCTTATATTTATTTTTCGGACAAACCAATGTTGGAAAATCCATATTTTTGGGAAATATCGCAACAAATGTATTAGAACAGGATAAAACCGTAGTTCTTATATCAATGGAAATGTCGGAAGAGGTATATTCCAAAAGAATTAGTGCTTGTATATCCGACATTCCAATGTCTGATCTTAAAGAGGAAATACCTTCTTTAAAAGAAAGTCTCAATAATTACAAAAAAGATCATATCAATTCCAAACTAATTATTAAGGAATTCCCGCCAAAAAGTGTAACGCCTACACATATTAAAACATATATACATAGATTAATAAGAAAAGGAATAACACCAGAATTGATTGTAATAGATTATCTTTCTCTGATTTCTTCGGGAACAAAAGGATTAAACAGTTACGAATCACAAAAAGAAGTAGCAGAGCAAATTAGAAGTCTTTCCTATGAATTTGGATGCAGTATAGTTACAGCTGTACAAACCAATCGTTCTGGATATGGCGACGATCAACCTGAATTGGAATCTACTTCAGAGTCTATGGGTATTGCTCACACCGTTGATGCTCAGATTTCCATTTGGACAAGTGAAGAAGATAAAGATTTACAGATAATCCATATGGGAGTCGTTAAAAACAGATTCGGTCCAAGAGACTGTCAAAGTATTTTAGAAATAGATTACCCAACTTTAAAGTTAAAAGAACCCGATGATGTTACAAGCGATTTAATGGTCAGTGTCAAACCTAACAAAAAACCTGTTGCTGGTTCATCTGATAATCTAAAGATAAAAAGTACATTAGATATCATCCAAAGTCTAGATAATGATTGAAAAATATTATAATTTATATAAATATATAAAATATAAATGGATAATTGTTTTCACATATTCAATCATAAGGATTTAGATGGTGTTTTAAGTCTTTTGGTATTCAAATGGTTTTACCCGTATTCAGCGATATCATATAAAGCGGTAACAAATATAAACGTAGAAGTACAAATAGAAGAATATTTAAAAAATGTTATTACCCCGAATAACATTTATATATTGGATTTAGCTCTGCGTGAAACATTTAAACCATTTGACTTACCGTTTATTACTTTTATAGATCATCATAAAAGATCATACGAGTATAAGGATTTATTTACCAGTTCTACGGTTATACTAAAGGAATATAGTTCTAATGTAAAATTATTATATAAATTTTTAGAAAAAACTATACCAATTTCTTTAACAAAAGAACAAAAGATGTTAATTTTATTGGGCGATGACTTTGATTCTGGTGAAAATAAGATTAAAGACTCTTATGATCTGAATATATTGTTTTGGGCTTTATACCGAAATGATATCAATAAATTTTTAGAAAAATATAATAAAGGATTTTTTGGATTCGCCGAGAAAGAAAAAAATTTAATATATCGTTGCAAGAAAGAAGCAATCGAATTACTCAAAAATCTACCTATTTTTAAAGGTACTATAAATATCGAAGGACAAAATAAAAATATTATCTGTACTCATAGCGAGAATACAAATACCATAACAATGGATTATATATTAAAAAAATATGAATCTGATATGTTATTTTTTATAAATACCAAAACCGAAAAAATCAGCCTAAAACAAAAAAAATCTGATAACATGATAGACTTAGCGAGTTTTGCTAAAAAATATTGCGATGGTAACGGTCACAATTTATCCGCTGGTGGAAATTTAACCGATCTGTTTATGGAGTTGACAAAAAATTTTAAACCTGTATGATAATAACATCATCGCAACAAATACAAGATATACTAAACCCATCCGAACAAATGGATATGTTAGAATTTGAAATGATAACAATGGTATTTGCATCCTATATATGCATTATCAAAAATAAAAAATTAAATTATTTAAATTTTTTAAAGATATTGGTGGAGGATAAAAAAATACAACATATTTATTGTAAGGCTTTGGGTGAAGATAGTTTTCAAAATGTGGTGAAAAAATATTTAAATGCTACACCAAATGTGTATAAAAAAATATTCAGATCCAAATTTAATAAAAACATAAAATGCAATTAACCGAAAGAGAAAAAAACATTTACAATTGTTTCTTAAAACATTTCAGAAACGGCGAACCATTCAAACCTAGAAAAAATTTTGACGATATATCTCTATCAACATTAACCGATATCAAAAAAGTTTCTAGGTTATTGGAAAAATACCAATATATAAGTTGGGACGAATACTTTGGCTCCACCCGACTTCTAAATCCGGATGAAAAATGCCCAAATTTAAATTTTTTCACCACAAGATTTGCTATAAAATCTTACAATTTATTAAAAAAACAACAAGAAAATAGAAATCCAGATTTACAATTTGAAGATATCAAGAATGGAATGCATCATATTGGAATGTTTTGTCTAAAGAATAAAATACCCCTAAATCAATATACAAATCATAAAACAAATCTAATGTATTCTTGGATTCGTGACTACCAAGAACATAAAATCAATTTATATTGTATTTTAGAATTGGGCGATGTAACAAACCAATTGATCTCCCTATCAGACGACGAAAAAGAACTATACGCTAACGACATTTTAAAAACTATTTCAGCATCAAAACTTAGATATCACAACACACCAACAGTTAAAACATACGTAAAAGAATCCCACAAAAAAATCGAAACATTTTTAAAAAAACACTTGCAATAATATCAAATCAATGCTACTCTATACAAGAATTAAAAAATTCAACACATGAAATACAATACATCACTATTTGAATCGATTAAAGATTCGCTTAACAAAAAGCAACAAACAACAGACAGCGGTTTCAAGGATTTCCTCAAACTTGAAAAGGATAATACATACATCGTTAGACTTTTACCTAACGTAGAAAACTTCGAAAAAACCTTTCTACACTATTATTCTCATATCTGGAAATCCAATAAGGACGGTTCTATTGTTAACGTATTTTGTCCAAATTCATACGGCGAAAGATGCCCTGTTGATGAATATCGTTCAAAAGTTTGGAAGTCTGGTTCGGAAGAAGAAAAAGAAAGCGTTAAACCTCTCAAGAGAAACGAAAACTGGTTGGTTAATGTGTATGTAATCAAAGATCCAACAAATCCGGAAAATCAAGGAAAGGTTAAAATTCTCCGTTATGGTAAGCAACTCGATAAGATCATCATGAACGCAATTCAAGGCGACGAATCTGATGAATTTGGTGCTAGAATTTTCGATCTCTCCGAAAATGGATGTAATCTGAAAATTAAGGTAGAATCAAACGAAGGTGGATATGCAACATACGTAGCATCACGTTTTCAATCACCAACCGAAATTTCTGATCTAGAAAATCCAGATGGTATTTACGAATCAGTAAAGAACCTTGAGGATATTTTCAAGCAACAGTCTTACGAAGAAATTGAAAATGTTTTGAATATTCATTGGTTCAATAAAAATACAGTTGTAAAGAAACAAGATCCGGTTGTTTCTAATGAAGATGAAGATGATATCGTAGTACCAAAACTCGATACTACTACCAAGGAAGAATCCTTGGATCTCGATGATCTTTTGAATAGCATTTAATATATTATGGAAGACCCACTAGATAATCTAGAAGTCGCAAAGCTGGCCGCTGTAATGAGCGGCCAGCTACGCAGAATCGATAAAGAAACCGAATCGTCAGTTCCGGCTAATCGAATTGATCTTAGAAAATTCCAACAACAGGTAGTAAATTCTGCTAATCCAAATGCAGCAAGACCCGTAGATTTTGGTGGCTATCAAAATCAAGACGAAGCTCGAATGATGGAATTTTTAAATAGAGAAGCTCTAAGTAAAATACCAGAATTGATTCCTCCTCCTGTTTATACCCCACCGCCACAACATAATATTCCGGTAGTATCACAGGAAGTTCAAAGCATTCCAGTACAGGCTTCGGTTCCAATCGTTCAACCACAACAACAAATAAAAATTGAATCAAATGATGAATTGATTCAAACTATTAAAAGTATAGATAATTCGTTAAAAGAACTTTGTGATTTTTTTATAACCAGCAACAATAAAAAAATCAAAAAGCCCGATACTTTAAAAAAAACGAAAAAGAAAATTACCAAAAATATTGTAACGGATCAGCCATTGAATCCATTATCGAAGGAGAAGGAAATGGAATTATTGGAAGAGATAATGACACATCAAAAGAATTTACAGAATGTCGAATAGAAAAATTTCTATATCTAAAGAATATTTGGAAAAAATTCTCAAGCCAATTAATAAGATTAGTGAGTCATGCGTATTAAAGGGAAAGGATAATTTTCTTTATACCGTATGCTCCACCGAAGATAAATCGGTGATATTATACGCCAAATTAAAAACTTCTTCTGAATTGGAAGAACCTTTAAAACTTAATTTGATAAGCATTAAGAGGTTATTATCTGGATTAAATTCTTTGGGAAACCTTGGGGATTTTTCTATAACATTATTTGAAAATTACATAAAATGTGAGGTTGATAAAGACGGTGAAAAAACTCATTTGAAGTATCATTTGGTGGATGATGATATTGTTAAAGAATTTCCATTAAAAATAGAAAAAATAGTAAATTTATCTTTCAATACAGAGTTTGATTTGTCACCAGAAACATCAAAAAGAATTCTAGCGGCTTCTTCTTTCGCAACAGATGCACAAAAAGTTTATTTTGGATTAACCGACAATATAATCACAGCCGAGGTAAACGATAAAACCATTCCGAATATAGATAATATGTTAATTCCTATTACGAATAAATGGAAGGGTGATGATTTGATTTTAGATTTTCCTATAAGTATAGAAATCTTTAAAAATTTGGTATCTTTTAAAAGTGATATAAAGGTTAAAATAAATAATGAAAGTAAAGTAGCAATATTTAATATAGTCGAAGATAATTTATTAGAGTTGAAATATATAGTATCGGCATTAATTAAATAATATATGGCTAAAAATAAAGTTACTACTTGTTCATATTTCATAAAAAGAATGAGGGATTCCGGATATGTGTGTGATAAACTTCCTATAAACTATACAAATACCGATCCTCGTTCTTGGAGTGTTATTTTGGATCCATATCAAACTAATGTTATTATAACCTGTTTTAATAATCATAATGAATTGGATGAGGAATATTTTGAATTACATGATGGTGGACAATATATAACCGAACATTTCAAAATTAAAACCAGTTCTATTGAAGTTATAATAGAATATTTGATCAAGTTTGGTATCAACAACAAGTCCATAAAATATTAATAAAATTTCTATCATGACAAAGAAAAATTCAAAATCTAAATTAACCGAAATTGCAAAAGAATCAAAGACTCCTAGTTTATCTTCGGTCAATACGCAAGATATAGAACAAAAAATTTTAACCGCTATAAATAATCAAGAATTGCAAAGAGGCATAGAAAAGTGGATAAGAAATAATGATCAAAAGCAAAAAGAAAACAATAGAGATTTGTCTTTATTAAGCGGTATTATCGGAGAATATTTAGATTCTTATATTCTATTTGGTTATAATTTAGAAGGAGAACGAGTTATTATCCAAAGCCAATCATCACCTAAAGATCGTGATGCGCTAATGGAATTTTTAAAAATAGTATTCTTAAAACACCATCAAGGAGATACGAATGAATAATCAAGATCCAATTTGTGACCCAACACTTTCAGACGAAGAAATTAAAAAATTAACATCACCTGCTAATACTTCAAATTTTCAAGATCCTTCTTGTTATACTGGAGATGGTGGAATTTTAAATAAAGATAATTTATTTAGCTATGTTAATTCACTAACTTCACCCTTTACAAACATAAACGATATAAAGCCGTTTTTGTGTGAAGTAATGCGTGTTGCTGGTTTAGATCCTTCTATAATAGATAATATTGATCCGGTTTTAAACGAAGATCCCGAAAGTTCATTACAAGATTATCAAAATCAACTATTAAATTTTGACGCCTTAAAATGTACTGGTGATCCTAGATTAAGCATGGGAGATTTTCTAGAAAAAATGATGAATCAATATATGCCAATAGCTGAGGCTCAGGTTGAATTGATTCGTTCTGGTCAAGGCGTAGAAACCCCATTAACCTCAGAATTTTTAGAAATAAAGGCACTAGAATATATAGAAAATGTTTTTAACGATAAAACTAAAAGATTTACTGATCATGTTATATCTATTTCTACACCGTTATTGCAAGAAGAAAGAGAAAAAGCTATAATAAACGCCAAGTCCGAAATAGTTACATATTCGGGATGGGAAAGATCTGCGGTAGGACACGAAATCGGAGAAACTGTACCACTTTGTAATAACTTAGATACATTTGTTTATATGTTCTACGTAAAAATTGAAAATTTTACAGAAAAATATAATACCAAAACTAATACGATAATAGAAAGAAATTCAAACCATCCGACTAAAGAAAGAAAATATTTTAGATATTATGTCGATCAAAAAGATTTGGTTGCTAAAAATTTAAATGTTCCTTTAAAAATAACCAAAGAAAGAGGATTTGAGAACGGTGATCATCTAATGGCCATGGGAACATATAGCATACCCGAATATTAATATAAAAATAAAAAAAAGACCGAAGAACTCTAAAATTCTTCGGTCTTTTTTTGTTTAATCGCAATCTTCGCTTAGTGAAAATCTAACTAAATCTCTAGGAGATATTTCACCGTTTTCATCATATTTCCATATTTGATTATTTGGTGTAATATCGTAATCAATTATGATATTAGTTCCGGTAAGACCATCACCGATAGTAAATTGATTTCCTGATATATCGGTATATATTGTTATTTGATTTCCGGACAGATCATTCGTAACCGTAATAAAATCTCCAGAAACTCCGGTTAGATTTGTATTGGTAGTTGTTATTATAGTATTATTATAATATCCTTCTGGTATTATTCTGCCATAATTTAAACTATTTGAAGGAACACCATATCTAGAATTTCTTGCAGATCTTCTTCTAGATGCATTTGATCCAGAGCTAAACCCAAATCCACCGCCACCACAACCAGTTCTTGATCTTGGTGCTCCTGGTGGGTCATCTCCTTGTGATGGAGCAACATTAGGTACTGGACTACTAGGATCATCCGCCATCTGAATCCATGCTGCGTTATCACCAGCCATTTCCATTTGAGGTAAAGGTATTTGGTGGGAATGGTCTTCGGGAACTTTCATAGAATTTGATGTAAAATTATAAACTACACCAGAACCATAACCAACAAATATTCCAGTAGGAACAGGATGAATACCTATCATTAATAAAACTCGATCATAAACTTCTTGGAATATAGTTAATAATCCTTTAACAGTAAGCATTAACATTTTTAATGGGTTATCACGAGTCAATACATTTTTAATCTTATCAAAAATATTAATACCAGCTGCTCCACCAGTATAATAGGTTGTTGCATTTGAGGTTGATTTTGGAGAAGAATTGGAGGTTGTTTCAGATCTCATTGTTTTAATCTTGAGATGTTTTACCGATAAAGCACCATCAATTGTAACAGATCCCATAACTCCTAAGTTTCCGGTTACTCCTAAATTTCCATTTACTCCTACACTTGGAGCGGTTAGACCTATACCACTTGCTCCGGTTATATGTACCTTTTCGCCATTTACATTTGTAATGTTTTTAGATGTTAAAACCGCTGGACCTTCCGTAGAGTTTAAATCTAAAAATCCACCCGTAATAGATATTTTACCGCCTGTTTTCATCGAAATACCAGGCGTTCCGGCTACCATTTTAATATCATTCGCAGATTCAAAATATATATCACCAGCAGTTGTTTTATGTGGAGTAATATCAACAACTGTTTTTACCGCTTTTCCGCATTGATGCATTGAAATAGAACTTGCGTTTTCTACTTTTTTCACGCCCGTAGTAATAAAACTACAATCATGAGGCAATTCTTGCGAACATTTTGCATCGTTCATATGACCAGCCCCAGCAACAATACCAGCAGAACCTATTACTGATTGAACAGCAGAACCAGCATTAAAATGTTTTGCGCTTTCGTTTAGTTCATTTTGTTTTTGTGCAAATGTTTCGGCTGCTTTTTTATTAGCATTTTCTATAGACTTTGAATAAGATTTAGCTTGTCCTTTATCACACATACCACATCCTTTTCCACCTGATACAGCCAATACGCTAATTTCACTTAACATGGGCGTTACTATAAAATTTATTAAAAATTTAGTCACACCCCAATTCCAACAATCCCATGGTAAAATGTTAGAAAATTTCTTAATAGTTCTTAATATTTTTGTAACAAAATCAGATTTATCATCTGCTAGTTTTTGTTCACAGTGAGGACAAGGAGTATCTTCACCACCTTGAGCTATATCTTTTGCTGTTTGATTTGCTATTTCTTTTACTGCTTTGAGTTCGTCGTTTAAGTGTTTATCCGCCAGTTTTTGATCTTTATTATTTAATCCAGAAACGGTTTTAAGATCACCTCTTACTTCTACATCACCGTTAAATACCATTTTATCATTATAGAAATTAGTAACACCCGATCCTATATGAATACCAGCTTCATTATCAGCTAATGACATTGTAATGGTACTATTAAAATTAGCAGATGAACCAGCCGCACTGAAAATATTAACATTAGAATTGTTTATAGGCAATTCTCCATCTTTAATCGAGCTTGTACCACCAACTTCAAATCCTCCATGGAAAGTACCCAATAGCATATTTGCAGTATAATTTGAAGCTGTTGCATTTATATTAGATAAAGGACCATTAGGACTTTCATTAATGCCCATTGATGCATTTTGGTTATAAATATTCCAAGAATCCTGTACACATGCAAAATATACAGGTCTTTGTACTTCCCCACCATAAAAAAATGCCCATAATTTAGCACCCATCGCAGGACAAGAAAAAAGTCCGACTGGTTTAGGACCATTGTTAGCATAAGGATTTTTAGGAGGAACGGGTATATTATCAGGGTTTGGGTTGGCTGAAGCTACGGTGGAATCTATAGCATTAACATATTTTCCGCTAGAATATTCTTCTATCGTCGGTGTAGGAGGAAGTTCATTATTGATTGCATTAAGAGAAGCAGAAACATTTCCGTTAAACTCTCTATCGATTCTATTTTCTAAAGCTGATACATTTTTTGTATTACGAACTAAAGCAAAATATTTTGTTCCTATAGATCCCGATGATTTTGATTTAGATCCTAGAATTATATCAGCTTCATTAAAATTTCCACTTTGTATAGATGAAATAACTCTATTTCCGAGAGATGGATTTTTTGCTGATAAATTTCTTATTGCTTGAGCGGTTCCTATTATTTGATCTTTATATGATCCTGTATTAATCGCTCCTTTTTCAATGGAATCATATTGATTAGATTGAACATAACCAATATCAACTTTTTTCCAGTCAACTTTACCAGAATCTATCAATTCTCTACCTTTTGATTTCAATTCGAAAATAGATAATCCTTCACCATACCCATATGAATATGCTACACTTTGTTCAATATCATTTAAATCGTCTAAATTTCCACCTATACCAGCACCCGATTCAGAAGCAGCAATTCTCATAGCAAATCTTAATTCATTTTCGCTAAATTTTGAATTCCCTTGTATTGATTGAAAATTTTGTACATCCTCTACAGGAATATTAGAAGATGCAGGAATCGGTAGAGGTTGTTCTGGTGGATATCCAGCAACAGGATTATTAGGGTTTCGATTATGATCGGGAACTAATGCAGCAGAACCTGTGCTTTGATCATAATAAGCACTAGTCGCAGACCCAACAACAGGAGCAGCACATTCAGCCCAAGGAAGAACATCTCTTAAATCTTTTATTATATCAGGAGTAAAAACACTTGGATCTATATGACCGAAACTCAAATCCTTTAGATTTTTATTTATTTTTTTATAGAGCGTATTCGACACACCGGGAAAAAATATCTGACATCTTCCCCTAAATTCTGGATCATACTCGGCTCCTGTTATTACTATCCCTAAATAATTTCCGTATAATTTTTTTTTCATTATTTTTTAACTGGTGTTGCTTTTGGGGAAAAACGAATATCAACTTTTGATAATTGTCCTAGTGCTTTATTTTTAGTTTGATCTACAGCAGTGCCAAGTTCGTTTACTGCACCTGTTGATGTCTTAATAAAGTACTTAATACTCATTTCTACAGGGTTTACCGGATTGTTATTATCATCAACATATTTACCTTCAGGTGTTTGATGTATATTTGGTCCCATAGAAGCAGGATTAGGTACAGATTGCCCTAAACCTCCAGCAATACCATCTGCTCTTCCTACAAAATAGTCAGCTGCTCTTAATGCTGGAAATTTACCACCATATTTACTGACAATAGCACCGTAAAAGTTTCCTTGCAATGCACTCATAACATAACCGTATCCATAATTGTTTAATTGGTCTGTTAAGAAACCATTAGGATCTGAACCAACCTGATCTACCAAATCTATTATTTTTTGTATTTCTGGTGGAATAAATCCCTTTAAAACAGAAAAAGGATTTCTAACCATATTTGAGGCAGAGTTTATATAACTTTGAAATGTATTTAAATATTGAAAAAATGAACCCTTACCACCGAACATAGATGAAAAGAAATTTACATCGTCTAATATTGTTTGTACTGCTTCTAAAATTAAACATATTAAATCCAATGGAACAATTTGTTCGATTATACTAGCCAACATTTTTTGAATCTTTGAAATAATTCCGTTTATATAAGCATAAAATTGTTGAATTGCTCGCATAACTCCTTTGTATATATTGAAAATAATACTTTGGAAAGCTTTCATAACACCTTTTAAAGCACCAACAACTCTTTGCAATGATCCTGCACCCATAGGAGGCATAGAAAGATATGCTCTACTCTTAATCCAAACACAATATTTTTCAACTGTTTCTGTAAATTTTGGATGTATTTTATTTAGGGCTTGTTCGACTAAAGTGGGAGTATTTCTTTTTGCAGCTTTAACCGGACTTTCATCTATCATTTGAGACAGGGAAGCAAATAATCCTTCTGAACCCGACACCTCTAAATTACCTGATAATCCAGCAGGAGTTTTTTTCAATGCTGCAAATTTTCCATTTTTAGCATTAGCCCATCGCACAAGTCTTTGGTATAAAGCTGGCTCAATTACAACAGGTCTTAATTTATTACCATCACGAAATTCTATTTCTGTTCCAATACTTTTAAGATCTGTTTCAGATAATATAGTAAGATATGCTTTATAGTACCAAAGACTATTTAGATTTTTATTCTGTAATTCGACCAAAGCTTTTTGTATCGAAGCTTTTTCCATATCAGTAGATTTTGAAGGAATACATAATTTTTCCAACTTAAATATACCATTACTTTCTTTTATTATCGATAATGTCATTGCATCTATAGTCATAATATGTTAAAATATTTATCCGATGCATCAAAAAATTAAAGGGGTAATAGGAATAGCCGGAAATGCTTTTGTAGGAAAAGATTCTTTCTGCAAGGCACTGATAAAAACTTTCGATGAAAAGTTTAAGATTAAAGCAGTGAGACGTTCTTTGGCTGGAGATACAATAAGAAAAAATTTAAAAGAAATATCTAAAAATCATTTTAATATAGATATAGAAAATCCCACTATAGAAGAAAAAAAATTAATTAGACCCTTCATGGTAGAATATGGACTATTAATGAGAAGAATATCAGAAGGCCGATATTTTATAGACCAATTCGAAGATTCTGGCATTATAGATATTATAACCGATATTAGATATACCGAATACCCTAAAGATGAATTATATTGGTTAAAAAATGAAAAAAACGGATTTCTTTTATTTTTAGATCGAGATGGTATTGATCCTGCAAATGAACATGAAGAATACCATAACAAAATTTTAAGAAATAATTCAAATTTTTATTTGAAAATTCCTACATTTGAAAATAATTTTGAACAAGAATTATTACAATATGCTGAAAAAATAGCAGAAAAATTTTACCATTTTCCAACCGGACATTTTTCGGCCTTTAAATAAGTTTTAACCGCCATATAACATCCACATTTGGAACATCTTTCTTGATCTTTTATATAAAATTCACAAGAGTTACATATAGATAATCTTCTGGATTTTTCACTTTCATCAACATTCAATGGGTTTCCGGTTGCAACGCTATGAATATTTCTAACAATACTTTGACCTACATTTTGAACCATTTGACTCATAGGTGGTGGTTTATGAGCCGGAACTTTTTGACCAGCGAATTCTCTAATTTTAGATGCTTGTTGTATTTTACTTTTTAATTCTTCTCTATTCATGATGTTTTAAAATTTTGTATCTTCTTTTTCCCATATCTTAGAATGAGCATCGACCTTTGTTGCTACCACATTGGAAGTATAAGAATTTTGTTTAAATGTGTGTACAACCTTAATTATCATCCATTGTCCTAAAAATCTATCTTGAAATTCATCGTAATCGGTGGAATCTAAAGAATCTATGAAAATAAACCTACCCGGTGCTCTTATGGTCAATCCTATAACATTGAAAGATATAGCTTCATTTAAAAATAAAGCATCTTTCATCATTTCATTTCGTGCATAAAAAGAAAAGAAATTTACCGGATTAAATTGATCGTCGGTTTCAAAATAATTTGGTAAAAAAACATTATTGATAGACACTGATTGTTTTTTTGTTTGATTTAGATTTAATAAAATTTGAGCCTTATCTTTATGCTCCACAAAATTATAAAGTCCGGCTTCGGCTAAATTTTCCATTTTATTTATTACACCTTCCGCTGTGTTATCACCGAAAACTATATGAAATTTTCCGGTTCTAAAATCATAAGTATGGACCGGACTATTGACTATTTTTTTATCATCCGAGGCTACCATTGGGGAATATTGATAAGATATAATTTTATTTCCCACACCAGAAATAAAATTGTATATTTGATTTCCTTCATCGTCCCATGATCTAGGTCTTCTTGGTTGTTTTGTTTCTTCGAAGGAATCCACATCATTTAAAAATAATCTTTCAACCTGTTCATCCTTTGATTTGTAAAAAAATTCTCTTAATGATATCAATCTAAATTCTTTTTCTTTTTGATATCTTCCCATCCTTAAGAATACCGGACCTTCTTCTTGGGTTCCTGAGAATGGCAACATATAATTTATATCATCGATTACGGTTGAATTGGCTGGTGATGTATAAAAAACTCTATTATGATCATCACCCATAATCCAATTTTCATTAGGTAAACCGCAATCACTCAATCTTTTTGTTGGGTATTTAATATTTCCTTCCTCATGAAATCCTATCATAACATCAGATTCATCGGGATTTTTACCAGCAGTATATAGTAATGATCGTATAGCCACATTTGCTCTAATCATTCGTAAGGTATCTACTGGCAATTGTGTACTATTAGGATCATTTATATAACCCCTGCCTAAAGTAGTGAGAGAATATTCCATGCCTTCTTTTGCAGTAGACCATTCTATATTTTTTTCGGATAATATTTGATATCGTTCGTCCCAAAAATATAATTTTCTTTTTTTGTTTTGGTTTTGTTTGGTATCTATATCTTCTATATCATAAATAACACAATCAAAAGACATCTGCCATTTTTGTTTAAATTCTTCGGTAGAATCTCTGAATGTTCCATCAAATAAATTTATCTTAGAATCAGTATTAACAA